GGATAGTGTACCATCATAGGTTCCCATCTCATCTACCACAGTAGTACCTGAGGTTTCGTGGAACCTCCAATAAGCAATAGGACTAGCATCTAAAATAGTTTCGTTATAATCTAAAGTTAACGTAGGAAGTTCAGGTGCTTCAACATTTGTTTTAGCCACCGTACCAGTGATATTAAGCTCTAAAGTATTTCCTTCTTCCAGTCCGGGTGCTTGTGGAGTAATAAGCGGGAAAGTGAAACTAAATACATCACGTAGACTAAGAGAAAAGCTATCGGGCATATAAGAATTCATATCATCTATAATTCTTTTTCTATATAGCTTTTTCAAGTGTTCGCTACGTAAAAATGCTGCAACGTCTATTCCAATATTAAACTCAGAAGTATAAAACGCATCAGGTGGATCTATACGAACAACTAAAGAGTTGTAGAAGGAGAGAGTTAACTCTTTTACGGGAATTGATACAGTGTCTATGCCAGCTTCAGGAATCCTAGGGAATAAATTTGGCTGGGATACAGCGATTTCGGTGTAGGTGTCTGGAAGCTGAGTATCCTCTGCTATTGGGGCGCCTACTACTTCCCAATCTACTGAAGCGTTACTGTGTGTATCTACTCCAAAGTCGGCTTTCTTTGCTGTCGCTTTAGCAACTTTGTAAACTGTACCCTCTAGCTCATACCAGATATATAGTAAACCTAGTGCTTTAAGGCCGGGACCCGTGTATGTAACTCCGGCATTGATTTCAGGAAATCCGTCTACTGTATCAGTAAGATTATTCCATAAAATAGTATCTGGTCTTTCTTCTGTTAAGTAGTTAAAGGTAGTAGTAAATTTAAGCAAAGAAGCAGCAAATGTTTCTGCGGGGTCTGAGTCTTGAATACTAATATCCGTTGTAGTAATTTCAGCACCAGCTAAAGCGGTTAATTTGAAGGTATTTTCTTCTGTAAATCCACTCTCTACGCTAGAAATATATAACGGTAGGCTTGTATCTACGATCATTATATTCTCTCCTTATATGAAATAGAGGCCCGTTAGGGCCTCTACTCTTTTTAAGACGCGTAGTAGCTGATAGTTAGTTCGTCAGGAGTTTCAAGAGTTTGTCCAAGACCACTAAAGCCAATAGTTGTTGATACGACGTCTTCAACATTAATTGTAGGAATAGTGATATGGGCGTGAGTCATCTCGAACTCAACTCTAGCACCAGAAGCGGATACTGCACCCATTCTAAGAATTAGATTGAAGTCAGTGCTATCTGCGGAAATAGAGTTAATTAGGTCATAAATTAGACCACCAGTATTACCTGCGCCTGTATTGAGATAAGCGGTTAGCTCACCATTAATTTGTCGAGTACCTGTGAAAGAACCGATAGAAGTATTCAGAACGCCTAGCTCTTCTGGTGTTAGATATGTAACGTTATTGTTAATAGTTAGACTACCACCAGTGATAGGGATATTATAAGAACTTCTTGTACCGGTACCTGCAACAGGGGCTGAAATAACGGGATTGGCACCAAACGCATCTAGTAGGTCGGTTACACCGCTCTCGATGAGCATTGAAGAGCTTGTGCCCTCAGATACGGCTGTAACTCTTAAGTTACCAGAAGCAGTAATGGTTGCATTTGCGCCTGTTAGTTGAGCGTTTACTTCGCGTAGAAGATCCTGTTTAGATGATACAGTGCTTAAATCTACGGAAATGGTTTGAGCGGTGCCGCCATCTACAGTAATATCTACCGTAGCGGTACCAGTTGTAACCTCGACTGCATCAGTTGGGTTAATGTTTGTATCAAAAGTAACCTCACCATAACCTGGAGTAGTATTAATTTCATTGTATAGCTCCACGCTGGATAGACGATTCTTTAGATACGAAGCGGTACTTTCTACAGCTAGATAGTTAGTGCCAGATACCCAAGTTTTTGGGTTCCAGGCGTCAGTGGAATCGAACGCGATCTCTTCCCAAGTAGTACCCTGACCAGTCCAAGTAATCATGGCAATGCCGTCAATACTAAAGTCAGCCTCAGCTTGGTTAATCTGACATTCGTTAATTCTATAAGTGATGTTTTCAAACTCGAAGAATAGGTATAGTTTCAGAAGTTCGTGTACGTCACTTCCTTCAAAATCTACATACATTCTAGTAGCATCGGAAGCGGTGTTAGTACCGATACCGGAAGCACCATCACCTACTAGAGCTTCCCACAGTACTCTTTCTACGGAGGTATGATTAGAAGACCCATCAAGGAAAGGTCTAACATAACTACCGAAAGAGAAGTCAACAGGGTTTAGGGAGGTATTAAATACTCTTTGTCCTCTAACTGGGCGCTCTCCAGCTTCCATTAGAGTAACTTCTTGAGTGTTGGTATCCTGTGTGAAGGAAAAGCCGTCTAGAATATTAATTCTAAAAGTGTTTGCATCAGTAAATGGTCCCTCTTTACTGGTAGAAACATACAGCTTGGAATCGCGCATCAAGTTACGTGCCATTTGTGTCTCCTTATATTACTTCGTACTGAATAACTAAAGTTAATTCTGCAACACCTGTAGGCGATAATAATCCCTCATCAGTGCTTATTTGAATTATACTTATTAGTTCAGTATCTCGATTTAGATCATACTCTAAGTGATTGTTAGCATCAATCAGGTTTTCTAAATCTTCAATTATCTGTTCTAATTTAGACTGAGGGTATTCATCCTGAACGTATACTCTTATATTAACATTCAAGAAACCCCATTTAAAGTCAGATGGTAGATATTGTCGTTGCTCATTACCAGCCGTTATAGAAACTGAGGGGAAATTAGAAACCTCATCCCAAAATATTAAACGGTTAGTTGCTGAACGAAACACATTAGATAGATAGTTTACGCCGTCTAAGTTGTCATTAACTAACTCCACCAACTTATTAACAATTTTAGTTCTAGCACTCATTTTATTCTAGTTCCATAACTATTCCCGATGGGGATACATTATTATCAATCAAAATCTGTCTTATGGACTCTGAAACATAGCCTCTAGGATCTCTGCCTGGTGAACCAAACCTATTGCCAGGGATAAACACATCATAAGGGAATCTCATGTAGGTGTATTTAATAGCAGAAATTCTACCGTCTCTCGTAGCTAAAATAGAATTAACTCTAGCAGATTCTGCAAATGTACCAGTCTGGTACCTTAGATAGTTGATACTAGAGTTTTCTCCAGCACCATGCATTCTGTTTTGAATATAGTCGTGAAGTACCCCGTTTATTAAATTGGAAAGCTGTATAGGTGAGGCAACTGCTCGCCGCTCGGCTTCTTCCCTCTCTGGCTCCTTAACTGTACCGCCCGGAATATAAGAAAGTACCTTAGAGAATAAATTGATCTTCTCTGATCTTTTCTTCTTGTACTTGACCTTGCGTCTTTTTCTTTCCCATGCGCCTTGTACTGCTTCTCTTATTCGATCTATGAATGAGGGGGAATGTTTAAGATAGGGGTAGGAGAATTTACTAGACTTAAATGCTGAAGCAAGAAAATTAAAGGAATCTTTGAATACATCACCAATTTTAGTTTCTGTTCTGCCAGCTAGTACAGCTCTGTTTACAGTTACTGACTGCGGCATTACAATAATATAAGTTGAAGAGTGAAGGTTTACTCCACTAGATAAGAAATCTATATCTGCTTCAGATTGAATAGTGAATGTTGCGTGTGCTTTTCTTAATTTCTCTAATTCAGACTTATATTGTCCTGCAGCATCTCCCAATTTAAGTTTAGCTTCAGTGGACTTTTCGGCTACTCTACCTATTTCCTCTAGACCTTCACTTAATGGAGTTACTGCTCTTACTTGCGGACCCCCTTTTGTACTAAGAAGTTGAGATACCTCCGGAGAGTAAGTATGTCCTACATCAAAGCCTGTCTCTTGAATAAACTTTATAGGTCTACGAGTTTTTGAGGTCGCAGTATCTAAAGCTATTTTTAGGTTATCAAAAGCCTTCGCGTAATTATTTCCGACTAAAAATAAACCCTGACCAGAATTTTCGTCTGCTTTTATGGCTTGTACTTTTTTATCTCTTACTAAGAAATTAAAAGAGCGAACAATTCTTTGAGCATAATATAAGCTGTCGGCTTTACTTAAGGACTTATCAGCAGTAGTTGAAAAGTTCTTTCTAACAGTATCGGGGGAAATAAAAAGCAGGTGTGGCGTTTTATTTAAATTATCCCTAACTTGTTGCAAAAACTTTTGTTCTACTAAACTTTCTTTTGCGATAGGCATTACATTACCCTATAATTTGCTAAAATAGTTTTCATGTACTCTGGTAGAACCTTATAGCTTAGTTGTTGAAGTGTACCACCCTTTAAATTCTTAGTGGCACTACCTAATCTGTTTTGCGACATACTATTAACTAGATCTACTACCACTAGTTTCAGATCTGAAGGGCACTCATAGTAGCCACCAGTATATATTACCTTCATACTAACTGGCGAAGGAATTGCTCCTGAAGTAGATATAAAGCTAGAGCCTACAGAAGAAAGCATGTAGTTTTCTAGATCATAAATGTAGTCAGTGAACTCCGTCATTACTGTGTACGTCGCTCCACCGTCTACGGAACCTTCTACACTAGTAATATTTATGACAGGAAACTCCTGAAATATGAATAGATTATCAGTTACTCCATTTATGTATTCTGTCTTCTCTTGATTAACGTAGTCTACAATAGTTCTAGAACAATGGGATTTTATAAAGTCACTAACAGAGGTTAAATAGGCTTGGAGCTGAACATCATGATCTGTACTAGAAATTTCCTTGTACGCTTTATACTCTTTAAGACTAACAAGATTAGACATGAGTTTTCTCCTAAAAATAGGCAGCTAGATACACCTAGCTGCCTATTTATTGTGCGATTAAGCAGTTACCCAGGTTAGTACGGCAGCACCTTGAGCGGCGATAATGTGAGAGAAAGCAGTTCTACGAGAAGCGACAATTACTGTCTTTTGATCCTGTAGTAGATAGTCTCTCTGGACACGGAAACCGCGTAGGTTACCAACTACGAAGTTGGGGGTGTAAACACAAACGGCTGCGTGCTTACCGTTGGCTTTTGCTTCGAACTCACCAGATACTAGAACTGGAGAACCGTTAACACGACCAACTTCACCAGTTAGAATGGTGGCCTGTGGACCAACCATGTCTACAGTACGGAAATCGTCGTCATCTAGTAGATCATAATAGACATCGTTAGAAACGATATAAACTAGATCTGCAGGATTTAGACCATACTTACCAAGCTTACGACGTACTGCTGCTAGATTGGCTACGGTAGCAGAAGCGGTGGTAGCAATCTCAACATCTAGAGATGCATCGGCTGCGACTTGAGCAACACCAGTCATTGGAATGGTGGAACCATCACCACGTAGCATAGCGATGTCTAGTGCACGAGCGGACTTACGAATTAGAGAGTCACGAATCATTGGCTCTAGAGCGATGATTGCATCTTCCTCTTCTTCGTCACCTAGATAGTCTTTAGCGACTAGTTTGTGAGCAGTTAGGATAACTTCCTGGAACTGATGGGCGGCTGCAGTACCGGTTGAAGAACCGTCAGTAGAACGGAAATCAGCAGGAGCAATCCACTCAGCGGTACCAGCTTCAGGATTAACTGGTAGATTGAGGGTATAAGAGGTCATGTTGATGGTACGACCAAATGCAGGTGCAACAACTAGGCGCTGACGCATTTCATCTTCCATACTACGTGAGAATTCTTTCTCCCAGTCACCAGCTACACCGGAATCGATGTGAGCGCCGGCTTTGGCTCTTAGATCACTAAAGGCTGGAAGAGCGATAGTCTGTTCTAGAGACTTGTTTAGAAGCTTGGAAGTTAGTACTAGACCCTGAACTTCGCTGGTGGTAAGTCTAGAACCTTTAGCCTTATCGTGGAACTCCATCTTAGACTTCTGAATAGCCTGAAGTTCGGCAGCCTTAGTAGAAAGCTCCTCTTTTAGGCCCTTTAGCTCTTCTGCTAGAGAAGCAGACTCGGACTCAAACTTAGACTTTAGATCGTTAAATAGTTTCTCAGCCCCAGTAATAGCGGTAGCTGATGCCTTATCTGCGATCGCATCTAGTTCAGCTTGCTTTGCGGTTTCAGCAGCCTTCGCGTTTGCTTCGGCAGCCTTTAGCTTTTGTAGCTGTTCAGCGATTGCAGTTTCTAGTTCTGTTTTATTCATTTCTTTCTCCTTATGGGTATCCTTTTCTTTAGTAAAGGACTTAATTTCTTCGTCAGTCAACGATTTTCTAATAGAAAATAGAGCATCGGCATTGGCTGGTACAGAGACTACCGAAATCTCCATTAACTCTAGGTCTTTAATGATAAAAGCATCCGTATCCGGCTCATACTCAGCATCTAGGATTTGGAAACCTACTGAGAAAGCGGATAGAACACCGTCTTGAATTAATTGATAAATTTCGCTAGCTGCTGAACTAATTTTAGCTGTTATACTCAGGCCATTAGGTAAAACCTTATGATCTATCATTTTACCTACAGGCTTAGAGTGATCGTGAAAGGCTAAGATAATAGGATTCTTTAAGTAGTTTGAAATTCCTCTAGCCCAAGCATCTTTGCTTACAATATCGCCCTGTCTATCCTTATCTGTAGTATTAGCTAAACCTTCGATAATTAGTTCTCCCGAATCATTTTCAGCAGCTTTAATTGAACTAATTAGCTCTATTGTTTTATTCATCTGTTTCTTCCTCTCTTCCACCAATACCGGCATCCTGAGCAGATCCAGCTACGTTAGCTGGTAAAATTAAGCTATCTGCTATCTCATCCAGCGAAGGTGTTTGACGTATCCTTTCTCTAGCTTCGTTTCTAGTCATAATCCCGGCGTTTACTAACGAAGTTAGGTAATTGCCGAGTTCGCGAAGCTCTGGAGTAAGGGCTATAACATCTTGTGTAACTGGAGCAATATCGTACCCAAAATAACTTTCCATAGCAGCTATAATCTTATTAACTATAGGCAATACAGTATTAGAATAAAATAATTTATTGTTGGGTGAGATATTGGCGTTATTGCCGCCCTCTAAAAGAACACTAGGAATACCTAAGGCGGTAAGAATACTGCTCTCCAGATTTTTGGTTCCTTGGGAAAACTCAAGCTCCTTAAAGTTAGTAGTTCCTACTTCTTTTACTTTTAAATCCGAATCTAGTATTACTGGAGACCTGGCTCCTGTAGAAGGATTAAACTTACGTTTAAACTCCGCTAGTAGCCTGTTTTTCATGGCCTTACCTAGAGTATTAGGAGTTTCTAAAACTAAGCCCATGACAGTACCGTTTTCGAAAAACTTACCCTGGTAATCCAGCATTTGGTTTAGCCTATCTATATTGCTTTTCGCTGACGATAATCTTGAAGTGCCTCTATAGATAGACGTAGCTGAATTTTCCTTTATGTGTATAATTTCATCGGGCTTAAAGTTTACTTTATTATTATAGGAGTACCCTTCTACGTAAGTTATTGTACTAGTATGAACCTCTACAAAGTTTGCTGGAAGACCATATAAATACGCTCCATCCCAATAAATAAAGGCATTTCCGTCTAATAGTATATCTATAGTTAGAAATCTAAGAAACTCTTCAAAAGGAATGTAGGGATTGGGCCTGTAGGTAAGAAGTTCAGTAAGTTTCTTCTTTCTAACAGTAACCTTTGGCTGAATGCTTAGCTTGTCTTTAATATCCCACTTAATTGAAGATACCGAGTCTGCAATAAGGTTTACGCCCCTATTTACTACCTCTATCTTATCGTAAGCGTCCTGATAAGTAATTATTTTCGATGAAGGTGAGACTTCGTCTCCTTCATGAAATGCTATCTCCTCTTGGGCGGGATTTAGCTTCTCTACAATGTTGTCCCACCATCTCATACTATAATCTCCTTAACTTAGATCTGCATTAGCGTATAGGGCTACATAACCTAGAACGTTACCATCTTCATCGTACACTGGTACTGTGCTAGTAGTACTAGGCATAGCGCCTGTAGCTTTAACTGCAGCAGTCTCCTCGGATGCTAGAGCGGTAACCTTACGGATGTGTGCGTAAAGCTTAGCACGTGCTTTTGAATCACTCATTCTAAATCTCCTCTAAATTTTAGTCTTTGTCTAAGTGCCCAGCGCTGCTGCTTCTTAGCAGTTGAAAGCGCTGGAGTTTGGCCATACACCTTGTGTAGCCGTTCGTTATGGCATACCTTACACAAAGTAATAACATCTGTAACAAGTTCTTTTTTGTGGCTTTCTATGAAATCGTCTCTGTAGTTCTGCATCTCTTCTGCAGTTTTAATAGAGATATCGTTGTCGATTTTCCACTTTCTCCAAAGAACAGATACGGTGTTAAAGTGGTGAAGCTGCAGATCATGTTTTGTTCCGCATATTTCACACTCAGTATTTTTAGTGTATAGCGTCTTGACACCATCCCTAACATACTTAACTTCGTCCCGTTTTAATTTACCTGTCAATTTTTTCATACCTAATTTCCATTTTCTATATTATACTACACTTTTAAAAATTTGTCAAGTACTTTTTTGTACCTATTTTGTATTCGTTCATTAAGTTTTATGTAATAAGATTTAATGAATGTGTATATACAGCGTACCTAACAGCATCCATAATGTGTGAATACTGGTCATGTACTGGAACTTCACGTACCGTATCCGTGTTCCACCTGTAGTTACTAAAACCGTTAATGGTGGCTAAACAACTATTGTCTACGAGTAATTTGTTATTGTCCACTAGGGCCGCTACAGCACCAATACCATCTGTAATAGATTTTTTAGCATTGATTGTACTAATGTCATAGGTCATAGCAAGATCAGCGCGAGTTTGTGCCGCTGCACTATCAATGTAAATATTATCTATCTGCCACTTAGCAACAAGCCTATTTATCTCTCTAGCATGAATTTCTGTACTAACAGCGGAAGCTATGTACTCGTCTACGATGTAGAATTTTGAACCATCGTTTAATATAACTACCATTGCAGTTTGATCTCTATAACCAATATCAATTCCTGCAAATACATCTACTACTCTAGTATTAGATGGTACATCTATAATTGAGCTTTTTGGTAAATCATATACTAGACCTTGAACTGCGTTAAATGAGCACTCATACTCCTGTTCAAAGAAGGCTTTTGACATAGTTGCGCGGGCTTCGCTAATATCTTTTTCGCTAATCGCTGGGTTATCGTGCCATGAAGAGCGAATCGACGCGTAGGCGTCAAATCGCGAATCCTTTGAAAAGCCTCGCATCCACATTTCATAAAACCAGTTCTTACCTCTAGGAGTAGAAATAAAGATTGCTTTTGATATTGGGTTACCCTGAGCATCCTTCTGGTCAAGAGTTGGTCTAAGCTGTACTTGGAACACATCTAAGCCTTTATCATCTAGAGCTGCTTCATCAAAGATGATTAAGTTATAGGAACGACCCACAACCGAGTCTGCTTGGCTAATCGACCCCATTCGAATAGTGCTTCCATTTTTTAGCTCAATAATTTTATCCTTCGCATTTGATTTTTCAATCTCTACGCCAAACCTATTTAGAAGTGACTTTTGTAGATCCCAACTAATCTGTGACAGGCTATAGTTTGGTGACATAATCAGAATACTGGTATTTGGTACCAATACTACAAGCTGTCCAATTACATTAGCAATAAAAGATTTACCGGTACGTCTAGAGAGGGCGGCAGTTATGAAACGATATTTAGGATGATTAATTGCATTTATTAAAGCTATCTGTGGAGTTTTGGGAGTTATACCCAATAGGTCTAAGTAGTTAGTTATTGATAGCCGCAGAAAGGGATTATCGTAGTCAACTAATCTAGAAGAAATAATATCGTCTCTACTGATTTCCATTTGGTCCTCCTACAATCTTATTTAAAAGATCCATGTAGTTTGCTCCATAGTTATTTTGTTGTACGTTGATTTGCGTTCCTTCTTTATGTTCTTTTGGAGCTTTGGCCTCTCGCTTTATGGCAAGCTCTAATTCCTTCATTCTCATATCATGGGCCATCTTTAGCAGATCTGCAATATCTTTGTTTGATACGAGTTCCGTCATTTCAAGATCCTCTAATTTTTTTGAAATAACTGTGGATAGGGCGTCCTGAATCTTATGTCTGTTTAAATACCCCTGCTCTAAAAACACGGTATCCACATACCTTCTAACAGGGGCCTTATTTAGATACCAAACTACTTCCTCTCTAGGAATTTCGAGCTCTTTTGCTGTTGCATCTATATCTAGACAATGAAGATAGGTATCTGCTACTACTAAGGCTTCGGGGCTGACTCTAGGATTGTCCAGCTCCTCAATTCCTTTTGTTTGTTGTTCTATATCATTACTCATTTTATTACCTCCGAAAAATATACTCCCATTTTTCCAATTATAACACAACTAGGAGAAAAAGTCAAGTAATTTTTGCTATTTGGGGCTATTTGGGGCTATTTGGGGCTATTTGGGGCTATTTGGGGCTAAATAATAGTGTAATAATGCAGCTAATTTAATACACGTTGAAGTTAAATTTTACTTGGTAGACCGGGTTACGCGACCCCAGCTATCAGGGTCTAAATAATAGTGTAATAATGCAGCTAGCGACATTTAATACACGTTGAAGTTAAATT